GGTAAAAAGGCACCTTTTTTTTTCTGAGCGTGTCAGTTTTTTGACGCTACCACCGTGCAACCCGCTGTTGATAGGCATCTCAAAACCAATAATTAATTATTACATTTAACCTGTTTGTTTATGAGTGGGGGGGTTAATATATAATTTGCACAGAATAGTATATAAGGGTATAATATACATAGTAGTGCAGAGTTGTATGTAATAGTGCTAAGCGGGGTAAATGTATGGGTAAAGTTTTATGGAATCAGGCACAGCTAAGTAGGTATTTGGGTATTGAGCGGTCTTCAATACGGCATTATTTAAATAAGGGTTGCCCTAAACCTGTTGATAGGAAGTTTGATGTAAAGTTATTTTGTGAATTTTTAGTGCAAAGTCCTGTTAGAAGGAATCAAAATAAATCATCAGCGAGAGAAAATGCACAAAAATTTTTAACCGATACAGCTCAAGGCAAGACACCCCATCCAGATGACCCACCTATTCCTAAACCAACATTAGATAGTATCGCAATTATCCCAAAGCCTAAGAAGAAGAAAGAGAAGAAGCCACCGAAGCAGAAGCCAACGAAGCAGAAGCCTATTATTAAATCACCTTCTATAGGCACTAGGTCAAAAGCAAGTTGCGGTAAGGTATTGGGTATGGTTGCAGCGTTGGAGAGGGCAAGGCAGGCAGAAGTTGATGCCCATACAATTTATCAAAAAGCTTTGGATGAAACTCATATGATAAGTGCCATGGCTCTTGAGAATTGGCAAAAAACATTAGAAATTCTCAGAAAATGTGAAACAGATTTTTTAAAAGTAATGGAAAGAAGTAGAATGCTGGTCGAGAAAACAGAAGTTCAAAGTTATATCGAGACTATGATTGAGACTGTAAAGCAAACGATGTTGAATATGCCTAGCAAGATGGCACCTTCACTTGATGGCTTAGAATGGCAAGAGATACAAGAAAGATTAGAGATAGAGATTAGGGATATATTAGAAGGTTTGGCTAATTATCAGTAAATTGGAGGATATATGGCAGATTTGAATTGGTTAAAAAAATCATGGCATTCGTCTTGGGAAATACCCGCAAAGTTGAATGTTTGGAAATGGGCAGAAGCAAACTTACATTTTTCAAATTTAGTATCACCACTTCCAGGAAGATACTCAACAAATTCGACACCATATGTTAGAGCAGTATTAGAAGCTGCATCTAATCCACGCACTAGGCATATAACAATGTGTTGGAGTGCTCAATCTTCAAAAACTACCACTGCTTTGATAATGATGTATTATAGTATTGCTAATGACCCAGGTAATATTTTGCTTGTGCGTCCTTCTTTACAAGCTGCCAAGAGTTTATCAGAAAATAAGATACAAATTGTAATTAATGAGAATAAGGCATTATCGAAGCATAAAACAAATGATAAGGATGATTTTACCAAAACAGCTATGAAGCTAAAGAATATGGTTATATTCATTCGTGGTGCAAGTGCTAACCAGTTATCAGCTGAGAGTTGCAAGTTGGTTATCCTTGATGAAACAGATAAATACGAAGAATATCGAGAAGATAAAGCAGAGGCAGATTTAGTTTCACTTGCTTATGAAAGAACTAAGTTTTATAAAAATCATTTAAAAGTAGATGTTTCTACACCTACTATTCCAGATGGCAGGATATGGCAATTATATAATGAAGGTGATATGTGCTTATACCAAGTTCCATGTCCACACTGTGGTATTTATTTTAATTTTGAGATGAAGCATTTTAAGTTTGATAAAGATAAGCCAAAAACAACAGCACATTTTGAGTGCCCATATTGTGGTGAAAAGATTACTGAAAAGTATAAACATAAAATGATGCAAAAAGGATTTTGGCAAAGCAAAGAAGAAAATCCAGATATTGAGCATCGAAGTTTTCAGTTACCAGAATTTTATTCCCCGATAACAAAATGGGGAGAGCTTGCAGTTAAATTTTTGAAGGCTCAAGCAAGAGCAAAGATAGGTGACTTTGGTCAACTTCATAACTTTATCAATTCATCATTAGCTGAGCCATGGAATGTATTAGAGAATGCGTCACGAGATGTTGAGCAATTATTGGCATTACAGGATAATAGAGTGGCTGGCACAGTTCCAGATGAAGCTGTTGGTATTACCATTGGTATTGATACACAGGATAATTACTTTGAGTGCACTATTAGAGCTTGGGGAGCTGAGAATATGGAGAGCTGGCTTGTTTTGCATAAAGTCTTGCCTGATTTTGAAGCTATAAAAAATATTATGCAATCAGAATTTCCAAGTGTTGATGGTGATAAGATTTTTAAGATTACAGGTGGTTTAATAGATAGTGGTGGTCATCGCACAGCCGAAGTGTATGAATTTTGCAGAAGAAATAGAAGTTTACGTTTACGTCCATCTAAGGGTATGCGTACAATGACTCGAAGCTTTGAGCTTAGTAAGTTAGATAAATATCCTAATGGCAATCCTATGCCAGGTGGTTTAAAACTTGTAAAGGTTAATACAACTTTTCATAAAGATATGTTAGCTGGAAAATTATCATTAGATATAGATGAAGCAGGTGCATTTCGATTACATTCAAATGTAGATGCAGATTATTTAAAGCATATGTGTGCCGAAGTACGTGATAAGAAAGGTGTATGGCAGTGCCCTAAGCATAAGAAGAATGAATCATGGGATTGTGAAGTCTTGTGTTTTGTAGTAGCTGATATGTTGTCTTTCCGTTTCCTTCCAATTGGAAGAGGCATAGCAAAAGTGCAGGAAGAAACCACTGTAGATGCATCAGATGCACCAATTAAAACAAAGCCAGTAAAGAAGCGTAGATTACCTATTTATAGAGATAATCCGTATACTTCTGGCATAAAAGAGCATTAAGGAGAGATATAGAATGATTTGGAAACTTGAATTAATAAAAGATTTTATTAGGAATCAAAATAGAGTTGTAAAATATGAAGAAGGTGACACAATATGTCCTGTGTGTGAATTTACAGGTATATTGCCATCTAAGGTGTTAGTGAGTAGCACGATGGGTGAGATAAGGTATTGTTCGTGTGAGCAATGTGGGCATACATTCAGAGCTCGTGGTGAAGATAAAACCATGGTTAAGGTGTCAGCTGTAAATTCAACAGCAAAAGCAGACAAAAAGAAAAAAATGAAGCATACTGAGAATGAAGCAACTAAAAAGGTAAAAGCAAAGCCAGAAAAGAAAACACGCAGAAAAGCAAAAAAGAAGGCTGTTAAAGCTAAAAAGGAAGTAAAGAATGGCAAGTAAAGCGGAAATACAAGCAGATTTAACAAGCTTTAGGGCTGCTAGAGATGCTATTTTGGCAGGAGCACAATCTTATTCAATTAATGGTAGAGCTTTGGCTCGTGCAGATTTAAAAACAATTTTGAGTGAGATAAGTAGATTGGAAGCATCACTTGCTCGTTATGGCAAAGGTGGCTTGATTAAAGCACCTATTTTTGGAGCATAATATGAAAAAGCAAGATAATTATATTAAAACGGAATCTACAATAAATAAACCATACGTAAAAACTGCATACGACCATGTTACACAATTTATTGCTAAAACAATGGCTATTGTAGCCCCTTCATACGCAAATAGATATTATAATCAACACTTAGCATTACGTAAGTATACAGCTGCTGACAGAGGTAATTCATATCGTAATTATAAGCCACAACAAACATCAGGTGCTCAAGAGATAAGCCAAGGTTGGAGGCAAACAACAAACGCAACAAGAGAATTAGCACGTAATAATCCACATGTTGCAGGAATGAAGCAAAGATTTATTACATCACTTATTGGTGAAGGCAGTTTTCCACGACCTAAGATATTAAAAGATGGTGCTGATAATCCATATGATTTCGATATTGAGCGGAATCAAGATATTTTAAACAGATGGGAAAAATGGGCACCTACGGCTGGTGCAAACGGAGATAGTATTTATCAACTACAGCGTTTAGGCGCAGGTCACTTTTTCATTGATGGTGGATTGTTATTTAGAAGGGTTTACATTCCAATAGAAGGCACTAAAACTAAGCAATTGGCAATAGAGCCTATTGAACTTGACCATCTAGATATCGCAAAAGATACCGATACTGAAGAATTACGCATTGTAGGTGGAAAAGAATTAAATATATACAATAAGGTTATTGCATACTGGCTGAAACCGAGACACCCATCCGAAAAGGATACAGAGTCGGTTAGAATCCCAGCCTCTGATATTATTGATTTATTTGATAGGCAAAGAGCTTCTGATGTAGGTGGTATATCACGTTTGGCATCATCTGTGATGAATTTCTACAACATCGGTATGTATAGAGCCGATACTATGAAGTTAGCACGCACAGCATTAGGTTATGGTGTGTTTATCGAGACAGATGACCCAGGTGGCTTTTTCGATGAAGATGCAGAAGCTGACCAAGGTGGGAATCAGTATCAATATATAACACCAGGTGGGGTTCATTATCTTAGAAAAGGTGAAAAGATAAATACTGTTAAACCTGAGAATCCTGGCACACAATATGAGCCGTTTTTACGCTCTGAATTAAGAGCTGCTTCAGTAGGTGCTGGTGTAAGTTATGAGTCTGTCAGCAATGATGGTTCACAATCAAACTTTAGCTCTACTCGTCAGATGTTATTGTTTGAAAAAGCAATGATAAGATATATTTTTGGAATATTCGAGGAGCAATTCTATTCAAAATTATATCGTTGGTTTATCGAATTTGAGATGGATTTTGGGCAACCATCACGTCTCGTTCTACCAAATTATGAAGCTAATCCATTTAAATATTTAAAAGTATCATTTTCAAGAGCTAAGGTTGATTGGGTTGACCCACTTAAAGATGCCCGAGCAGGTGCTCAGGAAGTTGATATGGGCACATCTACTCTTACTGATATATGTGAAGCGTCAGGCAAAGATATTGAAGAAATTGTTGCTACACGTAAATATGAAATTGGTTTAATGAAAGAAGCTGGTATTTTTGAATATATGAATACTGGTACAAATGAAGTCGAATTAGATAAGGAGGAAAGTGATAATGACGATAGTGAAACGCCAAGCCCCAGCGGGTATCCCACAGGGAATAACAGTTAGAGCTGATGTTAGTTATAAACCATCAACATTACGTGAAAGCGATAGAAGTGTTGAATTTGTTTTAACTACTGAAGCTCCTGCTCAAGTATGGAGTTGGGAGCGATGGGATATTATTGATGAAGTGCTAGTAGCAAAAGGTGTTGTTATTCCAAAAAACAACCAAGTGCCACTTCAAGATTCACATAACAGAGGTAGTGTAAAAAACACTCTAGGCTCAGTTAGGGAAATTAAGGTTGAAGAAGGACAAGTTGTTGGTAGATTGTATTTTGCTAAAGATGCTTTGTCACAGGAAACCTTTGAGAAGGTTAAAGATGGACATTTGGATTCTGGTAGTGTTGGTTATACGGCTACTGGAACTTGGATTGAAAAGGGTAAAGAATTTGAATATGAAGGCAAAACTTACAAAGGTCCAATGCAATTAACCACACAATGGGACTTGCAAGAGTATAGTGTGTTAGCTATTGGTGCTGATGCGGACGCAAAAGTAAGAGAAGCCACTACTGACACTGTAAACTCAACAGCAAAAGCCACAGAAGAAGATATTGATGGTAGTATAGAAAGTGAAGTAACTGAAAAGGGAAATATCAGCCAAACGGCTGTTGATAATAACAACAATATTAAGGAGAATGTTATGCTTACAATTAAAAAAGATTCACAGCCAGAATTAGTAATTGATACTAAAGCTGTAGAAAAAGCAGCTATTCAAGCTGAGAAAACTCGTGCGAGTGCAATTACTGCATTATGCACAAAACACAATTTGAGTGATATGGTTGCTGATTTCATTGAGAAAGATGCTACTATCGAAGAAGCACAAACAGCAGTTTTGGATAAAATCGCTGAGAAGCAAGCTAAGCCAGTTGCTGGTGCAAACGTAAATGTAGAAATGGGTAACACTGATACTGATAAGTTCAGAAGTGCTGCTACTGAAGGCTTGCTATATAGAGCAGGTATCTCAACTGAAGCTCCTACCAATGGTATGGCTAACGCATCTTTTAAAAGCATCGCTAGAGAATGTGTAAGAAGAAGTGGTGTTGCTAATGTTTATGGTATGTCTGATACTGAAGTATTCACAATTGCTTTACGTGGTGGAATGATGGGAACATCTGATTTCTCACACATCCTTGACAGTTCAGCTAATATGGCTATATCTAAAGGCTTTGCATCTGCACAGCAATCTTGGAAATTATGGGCAAACAAAGGTAGTTTAAACAACCTAGAATCTGCTAAACGTGTTAATCTTGATGATGCTCCTTTACTTCTTGAAGTAGATGAAGGTGAAGAAATCAAGCAAGGTGTTATCGGGGACAGAGGTGAAGCAATTCAACTTTCTACTCTTGCACGTAAACTTGTTATCACACGAAGAGCTTTGCTTGCTGATGATTTGAATCTTTTCAATCGCTTGTTTGCAAAATTCGGAGCTAGAGCTGGTAACATGATTGATGCTGTTGCTTATGGTATCCTTACTGCTAATGGCAATATGAGTGATGGTGGAGCTTTATTCCAAACATCTGCAACTAATCGTGGTGGAAACCTAGCTAGTGTTGCTGCTGTTGTAACTGGTTCATCTGTAGATAAAGGTTATCAAGCAATGATGGCTCAAACTGTTGGAACTGATGGAATGAAACTTGGTATTATACCTCGTTACTTGCTTGTTGGTCCTAAAAACAGAGTTGGAGCTCATATCCTTACAACTTCTATGCAAGATACTACTCTTACATCAAATGCTAACGGTGCATCTAACGCATTTAGTGACCTAGTTGCTATTGCTACACCACATTTGGGTCAAGATTGGTATATGGCTGCATCTCCAATGGCTAATGATACTGTTGAAGTAGCTTTCCTAGATGGTAAAGAAACTCCTACAATTTATCAAACTGCTAACGAAGGTGATATTCTTGGGCAATCATTTGTTGCATATTTTGATATCGGTGCTAGTGCAATAGGCTTCCAAGGCTTATTCAAAAACGCTGGTGTATAATTAATAACAATTACTAAGGGGAAGCAATTCCCCATTACAAAATTCTAAATAGGAGAATTAAAAATGATTAATCAAATAGATTCTGGTGCTACTATTGAGTACACAAATGGAACAGGAAGCACAATCTCTGGTGGTGCACTTGTAGTTATTGGTAAAATGGTTGGTGTTGCTGTAGTTGATATCATTGATGGTGCAACTGGCATACTCGTTATTAAAGGTAAATTCAACCTTACTAAAAAAACTGCTGGTGATGATATCACTCAGGGTGCAGTGCTTGTATATGATTCTGGTGTTGAAATGGCTTCTGCTGGAAGCACACTTGACGCTATAATAGTAGGAAGAGCTGCTAAGGCTGCTGGAACTGCTGCTACTACTGTTGATGTAACACTAGGGCTTTAATTTCAATGAGTAACAATGATTTTTTGCTTGATAAGAAAGCTAACGCTTCTTTTGATAGCAGATTATCATTGTTACACAAGTATGATGATAACTTTAGTTTAACATACTTAGCATTGCCACCTTATGATACTGCAAATGAAGTAGCTGAATGTATTGATATAGCAATAGAGAAAGCTTTTAAGATTCAAGCAAAGAATAAATTACAGGGGGATACAGATGGTAACATTTAAACAGCAAATGGCACTTGATACAAATGTATTTGTAAACAATGATGAATTTTCTGTGCTAATGGTTTACACATCTCCTGCTGGTGTTGTTACTAACGATGTAAGAGTTGTTCCAGCTCAACAAACGTTTATTCAAGAGTATGATGATTATTCAGGTTTAGGTTCTACTTTATCTATAGCTCGAAGTGATATCAATAATATTGAAATTCACGGTAAGCTTGTAGATACTGCTGGCACTATTTATGTTATTCAGCAATTGTTTGGTATAGATGATGATTTTGTTAATGTATCTGCTGTATCTGATATGAGAATATCACCGCAAGGAATGAGGTAAAGCGATAATGATTACTCTTGATGTTGAACATGAATTAGAACAAGCAACAACTATTGAGAAATTAATAGCTCAAGCTGTTTCTACTAATCCAAGTGATACTGTTAAGTTTGGCTTAGCAACTACTTCATATATTCAAAAGATGAGAAAAGCAGCCTTACGTGTTACAGCAGCTCGAACTAGAAAAGAAATCATATCAATATATGAAGATAATAAATATGGTTGGGCTAAACATCGTGATTATCCTAATTGGTTTGGAAAATTTGGTGCTGTGTCAATGGCAGGTTTAATTGCTGCCAATCGACCTAAGAAAGCTTTTACAAAAAAAGGTAATAAGCGAAAGAAAGGTTATTCACGCACAGGCATGATTAAACCACCTAAGATTTATCCTGTTGGTGGAAGGCTTGTAAAGAGCACTCGCTACAACATCAAAGCTGATAGTATGGTAGTTGGTGTAATGGAAACTCAACAAGATAAAGTTAAAAAGAAGATGAGGCAGTTCCAAACTGGTGGAAGTTTTAACTTGCTTGACCCAGAGAGAAGTAGAAGGTATTTAGCTGCTTTGGGTATGTATGTTAAACGTTCAACTGTTTTAAATTCTAAGCCACGTCCACTGTATGATAAGCTAGCTATAGAAGGTGATATTGGTAAGAACTTCCAAAAAACCTTTATAGAGATGTTGAATGATAGATTAAGAGTGGGAGAATAAAAATGAAGCTTTCAGTAGTGTTAAATGATATTGCAACTGCATTAGCAAATGATGTAGCGATAGAAGCATTTTGCCAAGCTAAGTATGGTAAATCTATTTCTATTTATGTTCATATTGATGCAAAAAACCCACCAAAGGTAAGCAAAGCACCATGGGTAGGCTTAACTATTCAAGGTTATCGAAGACCAGTAGAGAATAACGTAGTGTTAGTTCAGTTTGATGTGGAATCAGCTTTATATTGCACAGAAGATAAAGAAACAACAGTAGGTAAAATTACAACGTTGAATGGCTTTGAAACAACAGAAGATTTATCAGATTTAGTTTTTAATAATATAGAAACTTCTATTACTACAAGTGCTACTCAATTAAATTTGACTTATGTAAATGAGCAACAAACTTCAATAACAATTTCGGATTTTCCAGGTTGGATTGCTTCCAAAGTTTTTACAGCCGCAAAACACGTTTAAAATAAAATAATAGGAGAAAATAACAATTATGTTAGTACCAAGTGTAGCCCAGACGGGTAAAAATGCTAAGGTGAGCCTTAGTTTTAATGATGGAACAGCAATCACAACTGCTTTAACAGTTCAAGCTTCTTACAGCTATGCAGGAGAGACATTAGTAAACAGAATGTATTTGCTTGGAAGTGATAGAATGATAAATTCTAGACCAGCAGCAAATCCTTTTGCTTATGTTAATGGTATTCTTGATGGAGCAGATGTAAGCTCAACAGTAGCAGATACAGCAATTATATCAGCAGGTAACATGTTAGTTGCTAACGTTACAGCAGGTATTACAGCTAATGCATCTTTGGCAATAACTCGACCAGCTGCAACTCAGGCTGTTTGGAACGCTATTGTAGTTAATACTGGAACTGGTGTTGTATCAGAAGTTAGTGGAACAGATACTACTGCTGGAACAGGTAAATCTGCATTGCTATCTACTTTCGGAACAGCAGCTGGTGAGAAGCCTTTAATCGCTGTAGATGAATTGCTTATAGTTTATGTTGGAATTGATAGCACAGCTGGCATAATTGCTTCTGATGAGATGGATTTTGGCGAAAGAGAATGGGCTTCTATATCTTATCAAATGTTACCTTCTATTGGTGGTATTGTTGTATCTGAAGCTTTACCAAAAATTCACACAGGTGATGTTGCTAAAGATGTATACTTTTCTGGTAAATATTGGGACTCTGGTGCATTGGCAACAGTAGGTGATGCTCAACAATGGAGTGTTACACCTAATACTTCTAGTGTTAGTGCTGTTACCTTTACTGGTGGACCTTCTGAATCAAGCATTGATAACTGGTCATTTACATTCAACCAACTATTCACTGATGCAAAAGCACTTGACGCTATGTATAACCGCCAAGGTTATTCAGCTGTTAAGCTTGAGCTTCCTTCTGGACACTACTTCTTATTCGTAGGTAGTTTTGCTGGTGGTGTCAGCGTTGAGCCTGGCTCATTCGTTGTGCAACAGCTTTCTGGTAGTATTCAAGATAGACCATTTTGGTCAGGACAATAATTAATTCTGGTAAAGGGGGGAAACCCCCTAAGCCTTCTAAATAAATAAATAAAGAAATAAATAAATATACAGGAGATAGAAGTGTAAGCTTCGTTTCTGTAAACAGGAGATACAAAAAATGGTTACAAAGATTAAAGCAAAAAAAGCAACTAGGGTAGAAAAACAGGCTAAAGCATCAAAAGCAAAAATTGAAGATGCAGTAATTGTAGAAAAGAAGGTATTTTTAACAGGTAAAGAAGTTGTTAAAAAATGTAAAGCAAAAATAGTTGAAATTTACATTGAGCCTTGGAAACAATATATTCGTGGTCAAGTTCCAACACCTAAAATTATTAAAAAGTTACGAGAGAAGTACAAAGATGCTGATGCATTCAATGATGCTTTGTTTCGTGCAAGTTTGATTGATTTTACAGAAGAAGATTTTGTAGAATTAGAAAAATCAAACGGAATAAGATACCTTGAATTAATGACAGCTGTAATTTCTAATACTGATTTGTTCAGTAACGCATTAAAGAGTAAGAATATAAAAAAGTAATATCGCAACTTGATAACGACCCAGTGCTTTATGCTATTGCAATAATAGCCAAAGATGATGGAATTGCTATTAATGATGTTATAGATAGAGGGCACGATGATTTAGCAATAAGAGTTGCGTTAAAGATGAAGGAAGCGGAAACACCTGAACAGAAGCATCAGGCAGAGCAAGAGGCAAGGCAACAACAGCAACAGCCTATTACTTTTGCTAGTGAGAATTAAGTAAACACGAAGGGGAGACCACACATCCCCTTTTTTATAAGGAGAGTTATAATGGCTGCAGCTATTAATATTGTATTGAATGCAGTAGATAAGTATTCACAAACACTTACAGGTTTAAATCAAGGTTTGGAACTTGTAAGTAAATCCATTGCAGCAGTTGGAGTTGCTACGGACTTGGCTACTGGCGGCTTTGGTTTATTGTTTAGAGCTGCTTCTACTTTAACTAGCTTGGCTTTTTCTCCTATCACTTTAGCTTTTGAAGCAATGTATAATTCTGTTATTGCTGTTAGAGATGCTGTAACCTTTTTGTTTGATACTCTTTGGAGTGGTATTCAATATGCTGCAGATTTTTCATGGGATACTATCAAATCAATATCTGGCTACTTGTATGATAGTTTCAAGTTCTCGTTAGATTATATATGGGGTCGTGTTAAAGATTTAGGTAATTTTGCGTGGAGTGTTACCCGAGATTTTGCTGTTAATTTTACTCAATCATTATACAAAGTGGGAACAGATTTTGAATTATTAGATGTTAAAATGGGTGCTATTTTTGGTGCTGGTGGTGCTTCGCAAGCTGCTCTGGACTGGGCTGTTAGTTTTGGTGCTAAAACACCTTTAACACTTAAAGAAGTTACTGATGGCATGATTAGGCTTAAAACTTACGGCTTTGACCCTATGGCTGGCATGTTTGAAAAGCTTGGAAATGCATCCTTTGCTTTAGGTGCTGATTTTGATGGTATCGTAAGAGCACTCGGACAAATGAAATTAAAAGGCAAAGTTACAGCAGAAGAGCTTCAACAATTAGCTGAGCGCAACATTAATGCTTATGAAATATTAGGTAAGAAGTTTAACCTAACTGGTAAGCAACTTGGTAGCATTGGTAATGTTGGCTTGGATGTTAATGAAGCTATTGAGGCTATCGTTGATACGCTAGGTACCAAGTATGAAGGTGCTATGAAGAAGGCAGCTAACACTACTGTAGGTGCTGTAACTACTATTGGTGATATATGGACTGTGTTTCAAAAGCAAGTTAATGATACTGGTTTATGGGATACTGTTACAAAACAAGTTGTAGGCTTTAGAGACTTTTTATCAACAACATTAGGTGGAAGCTTCGGTAAAACACTTGCTTCAACTATTGGCAATACATTCTCCCAAGCTTTATCATCATTAGGTAGTGGTGGTTATGCTCAGAAGTTTGTAATAAACATGATGAAAACTACTATAGATGCTTTACGTGCAATCCGTGCTGTTATACCTGATATGTTAGCTTCTATTGATATTCTATTCGTTGAAGCTATGAAAGCTTATAGAGGCTATATTAAAGGGCTTGGTAAAGGTTTAAAACTTGTAGTTCCTATTATTAAAAATGTATTAAAGTTTTTGCCTGATATTAACAAAGCATTTTTTGCTAGCACCAAAGCAATATTTGGTTTTATATCTGCTTCTGTGCCTTCTGCTATTGCAATTATTTCAGGAGTATTTACACAAAGTAAACAACTCGTGGATGATGCTACACTACAAATTAAACAATGGTCACGAAGCATTGATACAATCGAGATAAAGCAAAAAGCAATGAATAGCTTTAAAGCTGTTTACGATACTGTAGTATTAATTGGTAAGGCTATGTATAAGGTTGCTACTAATATTGATTGGAATAAACTATGGGATTACACTTTAATTGCTGTAAATAAGGTGCTACAAGGTGTAGATTACATAGATAAATACTTAACAAAAGTGTTTAAAAACATGGGTGGCATCAATGGTATCACAAAGAAGATTTATACTAATATAAATAAAGCGATTAGCTTCATCGAAACAAGCTTATCTAAGCTTCAAGTATTTATTATTGATTTGTTTGATTTTGTTGCTAAAGGTTTTAAACTTACTTTTAATTTTGCTAAAGGCTTATTTAATTACCTTGTAAAAGGTGCTACTAGTTTAATGCCTGTTATAGGTAACATTGCAAAAGAGATAAGCAAAACAATTAAATCCTTCAGTATTAATACATACATTACCAAAACAAAGTTTGCTTTTGTTGGCTTGTTTTCTTTTGTTCAAACTGGATTTTTAAAAATGGTAGAGGGCTTGAATGATACTTTATTGGGTTGGGCAAATAAGTTAGCCAAAATATTAAAGCCACTAAGCTATGTTAGCGAAACTGCCGAGAATGGGCTTGAAGCCATAGAGATGTATAAAGCATTAGATGTAGCAGGCAAACTCAAAAAGTCACTTGCTGAAACAAAATTACTTGCAAGGGGTGCAGCCGAAGCAATTTTAAGTGAGTTTAATGCTGATAAATTCTCTTTTGGTTTTAAATCTCCTGATTTTGCACCTATTAAGGCTTCATTCGAAAAACTAACAGGTGGCTTAGAAGGCATGTTTGCTAAATCAAAAAAACAGTTTGATGATATTTTTGCTACGGATAAAAAAGTTAAGATTACAGTTGATGATGAATCAGTAGAAGAATGGGCAAAACGAGTAGGCGCTATGAAGGCACCTGGCTTTGGTGGTTTTCCTGGTGATAAAAGCCTTGAAATAGGCATAAGCCAAGAAGCATTAAATACTATTCAGAATGGTTTCGGCATAAAAGGCTTAGAAGATATAGAGCTAGGCAGATTCAATAAAGATATTGATGTAAATGTTAATGTCAATGATAAAGAAATAGAGAAGCTTAAAGGTGAGATAATAGTGTCGTTGCAAAAAGATGAAAGCTTAGCATCAAGAATATCTGAGAATGAGATGTTAGTTGCTTTATCAAAATTATTACGAGATAGCTTAGTGCAATTAGCACAGGGTGAGCCAACACCTTTGGTTTATTCATAAAAGGAGATATATAATGATTAAAATTACACCAACAACTGAATCAGGTTTATCTCATAGTGATTACACTGTTACTTTGCCTGCTAATTTAGATATACATATTGCTCGTGCAAAAAAGGTTGCCAACACACTTTCTGGTATACCTGTTGTAACTCTGTGGAGAAAATCAAGAGTAGGAGCAAACAAAAATATTACAGTAACAATATCTTCCGCTCAATATAAAATATTAAAAAAGATAGTTTACCATGCAACCGTGTTTGAATGGCTTACAATATCAGATGATGATAGATTTAATTGTAGTGTGGATTTAACACTTGCTAAGCAGGTAGTTAGAAATGGTAGTAGTGATTGGCATGAAGTAAACATAGGTTTTGTAATTGTAGAAGTATTATAAGGAGCATCCAACGTGATATTTGGTGGAAATAGTGCAGGTGGAAAACTTAGTTCTCAACGTTTGAATTATTCACACGTTTATTTACCCATGCAAACTTTTACATTTTCTAAATCTGTAATATCTGAAATAACTACTTCAAGCAAAGCAAGAAGATATAACGCTTATGTAACAATAGAAACTGATAGCGGCACTGTTGATTTAGTTACTTGCTCTTACTTCCAAGTGCAACGTAAAAGCATCGGTAGCAACGATAGTGCTTCTCTTACAATTCAAAAAGCTCAAGCTTGGTCAATCTGGGGAACTGAAAATCCTGGCATATTATCACCAAGTCAAAAAGTGCTTACAATTTATTGTGGAATACCTGGTGAAGAAATTCCAATATATTTTGGTAGAATTACTTCAAGCATAGAAAGCCAAGGTGCAAACGGTGGAGCTATTAATATCAATTGCTCTGATTTCCGTGTAACTATGAAACGTGAAGATGCCATTGTTAAAACAACAGAGCATACAAAGTATTTTGAGATGCATCGTCAAGCAAATCAAGCATTTTCAAATAGTGGACAAGTGTTATGTTATAATGACCAAGATGGTGTTGGAATATTCAATTCTATTGGTAATAAATATGATGCAAGCAATAAAGCAATCTCAGGAGAGCATACATGGCAAGCTAGTCCTGCTGGTTGTATCACTTCGGGTGCTAATAACAACAATTTAGTTTTAGGTGATGATATTCCTTTGCTTGATGATAGAGTTATTTATACTGCAACTAGAAGCATAAGTGATAGCTCAAGTTTTAATACAGTATCATGTGTTGGATTAGATGTAATAGGTGGAACATTAATATCATCTTCTGTTAATGATGCTGCTGATGTAGCTAAACGGGGCAGGATTACATATTCTACAACTATTGGCACTGATAAAGATTTACTTACTGATGTAGAAAGTATTGCAGCCACAATGATAGCTTCTGTATTAGAAGGTGGCTTAGCAGCTTCCGTAGTATACAATCCATATCTATGTTCTGGAATGATTATGAATTTCCAAAGTGATAGATTTAATATATCCCCAACCATAGCATCGTTAGGTGGTGTGAGGCATCAGTATTCATATGGTGACGCACAAACCTTTCTCGATGGTGTAGATGTGTGGTAAGGAGTGTATAATGGCAAACATATCTGCAATCATAACTCAAACCGATACACCATCTACTGGCTGGTATAAAGCTAAGATATCAACTAATGCTTCTATTGAAGTAAGTGCAGTATCCTTATTTGCTACAAAAATGAATGTTGGTCAAGTTGTTGGTGTTATTCAATATCGTAATTGGAGTCAAGCACCTGAATTTGGCTTTGTTGAATTAAACGCAAAGCAAAGCATTGTTTATGTTGCACCACAAAATACTGGAGCTGTTACAAATCAAAATCCAAATAATACCGCTTTAGCTATGATTGCCAATCTTGTTGGTAATATTAAAATGTTATATCACCCTGCTACTGTAACAAAAGTTAATACTTCAACTTTAAATGTAAGCGATAGGGTAACAGGGCAATCATTAACCTTAAACGTATCAAATGTTAAGGCTCAAGATTTTGAAGCTGGCAATGGCTGTTTAATTGAATTAAGTAGTAATAGAGTAATTGGCTTTTGGTTATGTGTGCCTGATTATGTTTTACCTGACCCTGGAACTGGTAAATCTGCACAAGTTGGTTATAGCATAGAAAGAAACTTTGTTATTTTACCAGCACCTTTCCAAGTCAAGTTTGGCTCTTACATAAGCTATAAAGAATTAAGTGGATATTACGTTTGGAAAGCTATCAACGAAACTATTTATAATGTGCCGAGTGACCCAGCTGGAACTGGTGATTATCCATCTATTACTATGATGAGTCCTATATCAAAATATATTTATCCAAATATGATGAATGGTGCACAAAGTTATACTTATCGCAGAAGATATAATAGACATACTAGACTTTTTGAAGATAACGGTGGCTTGTTTGTAATAGCAAGGGGTGGCTCGTTTGTTTATTCTGATTGCCAATATTGTTTAATGGTAGGTGCTAGTGCAACGTGGGAATTATGTGATTGGGATGGCACTTATCTATCTGATGTAGATACTTATATGTTGGCTTTTATTGCTCGCTATCAAGCTGATGGTGGCACACAAGATACTAATTATACAAGATTATTTGTAATGAATAACCAACCACTTTTTATTAGCAGAATTAAATATGGTTCTACTAGTGATTATCGTTTAAGTGCTGTAAATTTATTGAATGGTAATATATACTTATCAAGCAAATATAATGTTGGCTCTACAGGAATATGGAGTAATGAAGGACATGATGATACTGCTGATGATAGATATTACTTTTTTGTTGGAAATAAAAAAATTAGAATAAATCCTACATCATTAGGCACGTCAGGCACATGGAGTTACACGGATGCTATTCCACCACTCTATCGTTGGGATAGACCAATGAGTGCCAGCACAGGCTTAACACAGCCAGAAGGTGATGAATACGAGCCTTGGTATGATGGTCAAGTATTACGTAATGGAACGTGGCTAAGGTGCTTTCCAGGCTCATTCGGCACATTCGGCACATTTTATCAAACTGCACCAAAAGAAAATCATGTTTACAGTGCTTATTAAAGGAGATACAAGTGACGCAAATACAAAAACCATATGATGTAACATTCTCACCAAATCTGTCAGGACTAACGATAGCTGGTAGGAATGCTTCAGCAACAAGAATAACTGTTACAAATAATGATAGTAGAGATATTCCAGAAGTAAGGATTAATGTGCTTAGAGCTGATTTAATGCCAAGCAATACAATGTTTGAGGCAGCAATAGTAAAAGATGGTGCTGGTGAGAAAGTAGTCACTGAGAAGTGGGTGCAAGCAAAAATGAGCACTGATGTAGCATATACACCTATTGATGATTGGAGCTCACCAATTGCATTTACATTAGCTTCATCCGAGACAAAAGCATTTGATATTAAATTAGTAATACCAGATACTATTACAGTGCAAGGCAAGATAAGCTTTTCCTTGCTTGTAAGTTTTCTGGCAAATACAGAGCCTAAAATAACTTCGATAAGTATAGATGGAACACCATTGCCTAATATCGTAGCTACAAATAACACAACATTAACTGCTACTATTGTAGCTGATGCGGGTGCAAATACAGCTATAACATGGACTAGTAGTAATAAGGATGTTTTTACTGTAAATAGTAGTGGAGTTGTAACAGCCGTAGATGTAGGCAAAGCAATAGTTACTGCAATATCATCTAATCCTACAATTTTTAATGGTGTATTTTTAACAGTATTACCAATGCCACCAATACCTAGTGAGTTTATTGCGTGGTATGATGCAAGCGATACATCTTCCATCATAGCAACAGGCAACAATGTTACACAATGGAATGATAAAAGTACTAATAATTATCATGCTGTTAATCATTTAACTAATCCAACTACTAATGTGCAAACACTAAATGGATTAAATGTAATGCAATTTAACGGTGATTGGCTTGATATGCCACTTGCAACAATCCCAGCTGGGGTAGCTCAATACACAATAGCTGCCGTTTGGAAAGTATCATCAGGTGCTAGACGCACTATTGTATCGTTTGGAGTGGAGACTCCAGGTGGTGGCGGAACTTACTACAAACAAATTTGGGCGCACACACAAGAGCCTGCTGGTGCTAATGTTGGGCACAGATGGATTGGTGATGATTTAAACAGTCCCGATGGCTCTATTGATTATGCTACAGCAAATACAAGTATTCTTTCGTGGGATGGAACTACACGTAAAAGTATATTAAATGGATTGACATATTTTGATACACCAACTAATACTAAGAATACAGCTTCCGATGCTGCAAGAATAGGTGCCACAACAAGTAGTAATGGTAATTATAATATAAATGGTGGTTATATCGCAGAATTAATTATTTATCATAAAGTATTAACAGCTTCCGAATTAGCAGATTTACAAACATATTTAAATACTAAGTGGGGTTTAACACCTTCTGCAAACACACCTGTTACTACTGGCATGGTTGCTTGGTATGATGCTAATGATGCTTCTACTATACATGATGGTGGTGGCACTGGAGTTTTATATCAATGGGATGATAAATCTGGTAATGCTTATAATGCAACTCAACATACACTTTTGCCTACAACAGGTTTTGTTACTTTGAATAGTAAAAATGTAATAAGATTTAATGGTGATTATATGCTATTGCCTGTCCCTGTAATTCCTGATGGAACAAAGAGTTATACAATATGTGCAGTTTGGAAACCAGCTGGAACGAATGAAGCTTTAGTCCATTTTGGCTCAACTGGAATAACTAATCAATCGGTAGGTATCCATTCTATTGGTACAGGTGTAAGGCAATATTGGTGGAATCATGATTTAGATGTTGTTACAAGCTATGATGCAAATTCTATTACTTGTAGTTGGGACGGGACTACAAGGACAACAATAATAGATGGTGTTAGTTATACTGATACACCGACTGGTAAATCTACTGCTACAGCGTTATCAGCACTAGGTGGTATTCCTAATAATGGTTATATGTTAACTGGCTATATTGCTGAGTTTATCATTTATCATAGAGCTTTAACACCTACAGAGATTTTAGAAAATGAAACATATTTTAACAATAAATGGGGAGTATAACAAATGGCAATATCAACACCTTACCTTGATGCATTAATAACACAAGGTGTATCAGGACTACCAACAGTAGAAGTATTCGAAGAGATTAGAGCTGGCTTAAACATGGCTTACGGTGATGAAGCTGGCAGTGTAACATTGGCTGGAACATCAGCTGGTGTAGCAGTTACTATTGATGATTTGCTTACAGTAAACTATGATGTATTTTACTGGGTTGAAAGAGACGCTTCAATGACTCTTGGTCAACAAGGTGAGATTGAAATAGTAAGAGATTCAAGCACACAATTCACAGTAATCAATTCTGGTTCTGATAATGCTTCTAAATTATATTATCGAGTATATAAAAGGAGTGCTTAAATGCGTGATGAATTTATAACAATTAAATTAAAAACTATTGTAATGATAGCTATTCTTATTTGCTTGATATCTTCTATTAGTTATTGTGCAACACCTGTTAAAACAGTATTTTTAAATCATTTTGATACTACTAGTGTTACTGATATTACATTTACCAGAGATTGGCAGTTTTTGTATAATGCAACTTATAATACACCTGTGATTGATAATACTATTAAAAAGTTTGGTGAAGGTAGTTTATACTGCTCTGCTAATGCTACTGTTATTGATGATTATACTTTCCCATATTACATCAAAGGTGGTGTTCCATTAGGTGATACTACACCATTTGGTGATGGTGACTGGACATTAGAATTTTTTGTATATATTAAACAACGCACACCAGTGGCAGGTAACCCAAGTGTATTTGTACCTATTTATAGGGATAGAAACTCATATCAATCATCGGCTCCTGCTACTGCATATACAAGAGGCTTCCAAATTTATACAAATATTAACGATACTGGAGCAGGCAATCCTGTGTTGGTAATACGTGGCTTACATATTACTAACCCACCCTACGTTGCAACTCCAATTCAAAAATACATATCTGTAACAATATCTCAACCATACAATACATGGCATCATGTAGCTGTAACAAAACAAATAACAGCACCTGGTTTTGCCACTTACCGATTTTTTTGGAATGGTGGCTTATATGGTTATATCTATTCAAAAACTGATAATTACCCGATGGATTGGCTTAATGACCCAACAAACTGGCAAATACTTGGTGGGCAACTTGGTGGTGTGTATGATGCTGCATCTACTTATGATTATAATCAATGCCCAATGTATTTTGATGAAATGAGAATATCTCATGGTTGTAGATATTACACACACTTTACACCATCTACAGCAGAATTTGAATATCCATTATATAATAACTTAACATTTAAACCAACTGGTGAAATAAAGTTTAAAGAAGATGGCGAAATTAAAATGAAATTTGGAGGAGGATTTTAATGAAAAATTTAAAACTAATATTACTTGTAATGGCATTATCTTTTGTTGTTATGTATATCCCTTTGCTTGATGCTCAAACGTTCCCAATGCCCGATAGGTTGTCACCTTACGATATTGCAGAGTGGACTCTTAGATGTGGCTTTATAGCAAGTGGAACAGTAGAGCCAACAGCAGTAGCTAATGAAGGGCAATTGTATTGGAATAATGCTACACCAACAGCACCTGTGTTATGGATAATGCACGATAATTTGTGGAGAAAAGGCACAAGCTCATATGCAAGTGGAACTATTCCACATGATAGTTTAGTTGGGCTTGATTATGATGCAAGTGGACATACTGGTTTTGCTAGAGATACTGATATTCCTAATAACGCTAGCTTTACAATAGCAGGCTTAGGCAGTAAAGAATGGAGTAGCTTAGATGGAGCACCTACAAATGCTTCTTATACTTTGTTATTACTATCGGAACATAGTTTTAATTCATTAACAGATAAGCCAACAAGTGCAGATTATACTTTGCTTGGATTAGGTGAGAAAAATTGGAGTAGCTTAGATGGTGCACCAACAAATGCATCTTATACACTAGCTGGATTATCAGAACAAGATTTTAATAACTTAACCAATAAACCTACTAGTGCAAGTTATACTTTGCTTGGATTATCAGAACATAGTTTTAATAGCTTAACTGATAAACCTACTAGTGCTGATTACACATTAAATGGTTTAGGTGAGAAAAACTTCTCATCATTAGCAAATAAGCCAACTACATTAAGTGGCTATGGTATCACTGATGGTGCTTTAGATAGTGATTTAGAAGCTCATATGGATAACACTGTAAACCCACATGGTGCATCAATGACGCTTGGTGTAGGTGATGGTATAGGTGGTGTTGGATACTTTGCATCTGATACTGTTTTTATAAAATACTTTGCGTATCTACCTTATCAAGCAATAGCAACAACAGTTGGTGTTGGAATTTACGGTGTAACATTCTGGGCTGATGATACTGCTAAAGTTGTTAAGATGTATTTAAATGCTGCTTGGCACACCATCGTAACAATGGATAGCAATGGCAAAACAATTGTAGATGTGCTTAACTTAACACCAGGCTCAGCACCAAGCACACCAGTAGAAGGTGATATCTACGCAAACAGCACTGACCATCATTTATACTTTTATAATGGCTCTGCTTGGGTGCAACTAGACAACTAACTAGCTGTTGAGTTTACAGCTGTAAATGGTTTTAACAAAGCTCACTTGTAGTATACTAAGAGTGTCAAGCAAGTAAAATATTCAAGGAGAATTACGATGAAAAGATTACTTATTCTTTTACTTTTAACAACAACTGTGTGTTTTGGGCAGGTAGCTGACCCTTCTCACCCAATGATACAATTCCCTGATGGCACTTTAATGTCACCTACTAATCCAATGCCTACAACAGCAACGATTGGCTCTATAACAGTAGAAGCTTTTCCAGTTTATAAAGATGCTGCTGGTGACCCTGCTACTGCTCAACTAGATACTGATGATAATGTAAAAGTTAATATTGCTTCTGAGAATATTGGCTTAGTAGAAGCAATACAAGGTGCACCATTATCACCACCTACTATTAATGTTGCCAAAGTAACGTTAGCTGCTGGTGTATCAACACTTGTTGAAGATTTATATGCTGGGAATCCTGATTACAACCAAAAATACGTTGAGATTAAATCAGCTGGTGATGAAGATGTATTTTGGATAAGCTTTGGTAGTGCTGCTGTAATAGAAGGCAATGCTAGACCATGTAAAGGTAGAGTTTATGTTGAGCTTCGCACACAAGATTTATATGTAATATCTGCTTCTGAATTAGCTGTTTACATTACTCGTGGTGCTACGGCAATAGAATAAGGAGAATAATAATGAAATTTAAATTAAATATTTTACTAATATTTTTATTGCTTGTGTGTAGCTTTGCTAACGCTGAAGCTATAAAAGATGGTACTGCTGGTGGTGGCGGTGGCACATCAGTGCACAATAACTTAAGTGGTTTAAATGATGGTGATTATCAACATCTAACAGTAGCTGAGAAAGCTGCTTTAGTAGATGCTGCTGATATAAGTGATGCAGTTGCAGCTCATGCTATACTGAATGATACACATGGTTGTGATGTAATAGCTTCTCAAACTTACGTTGATGATGCTGTTGCTGGTGTAACAATACCAGACCATAATGATTTATCTGGACTTAATGTAGGTGATTATCAACATTTAACTGTAGCTGAGAAAGCTATTGCTATGGTTGTTAATTATGATGCTTTGTATAACACCTTTGTTGGTGATAATGTTTTAAGTGTTATTACAACAGCTACCCAAAATGTTTTAATGGGTTACAATGCTTTAAGCTCTCTTACATCAGGTAGTTATAATACCGCTATTGGTGCAGCTGCGATAGCTTCGCTAACAACATCTGACTACAATACAGCTTTAGGATGGTTTGCAGGTTTTGGTAACAATCTAGGGCATTCAAATTCTATAACAGATACTAACATGACATTTGTCGGTGCTAATACTTCAAGAGATAATGTTACTGCAAACACTACACCTTTTACTAATTCAACAGCTCTTGGCTATGATGCAAAAATAAGCAAATCTAATCAAATGGTATTCGGTGATGGTAACATTACTGAGAATAAATTCACTGGAAGTATCTTGCTTGATAGCGTAGCAATGCCTACTGTTATTGATATTGATGATGCTGTTGCAATACATGCTGAAAGAAATGATACACATGGTTGTGATGTAATAGCTTCTCAAACATATGTTGATGATGCAATAGCTGCTATACCTGTTGTAGATTTATTTGATGATGCTGGCAATACCTTTGTAGGTAAAGATACAATGGAAGCTGTAACAACTGCTTACGATAATACAATAATGGGTTACAAAGCATTAGAAGCTTTATCAACTGGTAATAAAAATATTGCGATAGGTAGAGAAGCACTTAAAGCTACAACATATGGCTATCAAAATATAGCAATAGGGCAAACTACCTTACTCCAAAGTTTAGGTAGTAATGGTTGTATAGCGATAGGTCACGAAGCTGCTAAGCTAGGGACAGGAGGAACTAGTAATATTGCAATCGGCAAAAACGCTGGTAAAAATAGTGGTAGTAAAAATATTGCAATTGGAACTTCTTGTTTGGATGATGTAACTTCAGGTGGCGACAATATAGCAATGGGTAATAGTAGCTTAGGTAAGTTAACCACTGGTATAAATAATACTGGTTTGGCTCCATACAGCTTAAATCAAGTAACAAGTGGTAGCCACAATTGTGGAATAGGTTACTTTAGCCTTGGAAAGCTAACAACAACAGATTATAATACTGCGATAGGTGATTTTGCAGGTTATGGTGATACAGTAGGTTATTCCACTAGTAAAACTGATACTTACATGACATTCCTTGGTGCTATGGCTTCTCGTGACTCTTCAATAGCTAATACTACTGTATTCACAAATTCAACTGCTCTTGGCTATGATGCAAGAGTAAGCAAATCTAACCAGATGGTATTCGGTGATGGTAACATTACTGAGAATAAATTCACTGGAACTATACTACTTAATGGCTCAGCAATTGGTACTGGTGGTGGTGTTGATACAGCAACAATAACAACAGCTATTGAAGCCAACGCTACTGATATCATAACAAACGCTGATGCTTTAACAGCTCATGCAGAAAGAAATGATACTCATGGTTGTGATATTATAGCTTCTCAAACTTACGTTGATGATGCTGTTGCTGGTATAACAATACCAGACCATAATGATTTATCTGGACTTAATGTAGGTGATTATCAGCATCTAACTGTTGCCGAGAAAGCTGCTTTAGTAGATGCTGCTGATATTGCTGATGCTGTTGCAATACATGCTGAAAGAAATGATACACATGGTTGTGATGTTATAGCTTCTCAAACTTACGTAGATAATGCAATATCAGGTATAACAATACCAGACCATAATGATTTATCTGGACTTAATGTAGGTGATTATCAACATCTAACAGTAGCTGAGAAAGCTGCTTTAGTAGATGCAAGTGATATTGCTGATGCTGTAGCAATACATGCAGAAAGAAATGATACTCATGGTTGTGATATTATAGCTTCTCAAACTTACGTTGATGATGCTGTTGCTGGTGTAACAATACCAGACCATAATGATTTATCTGGACTTAATGTAGGTGATTATCAGCATCTAACTGTTGCCGAGAAAGCTGCTTTAGTAGATGCTGCTGATATTGCTGATGCTGTAGCAATACATGCAGAAAGAAATGATACTCATGGTTGTGATGTTATAGCTTCACAAACTTATGTTGATGATGCTGATGCACTTGATTTAAAAATTGCTACATTTGAATATTATGTTGGTGCTACTACTGATGTTACATTTACTGATGTTAGTGCAACCGAAATTACTATTAATACTTTTGATGTAAATTTAAGGGATAATGCAGATGGCTCAGGTTATCCTGTTAGCTATACTATCCCTTCTACTAGTTTAACTGTAGTAGTAAACGCTATTAACTTTATTACAGCTGATTATAACAGTGGCTCACCTATCGTTAAAGCAAGCACAAATAATGCTGATGTTAATGAGAGTGATGTTACACCTGTTATCTTCTTATTTGTTGCTAGCGATGGCACAAAACATAGTGCTGTATTAGGTGAATTTGGTAATGGTTTAACTAATAAAATACATGAAAGAATGTTACGCACAAACAAATATCAAAGAGAATCTGGCTTAGCTGTAACAATGGCTAATGCAGGTATTAATTTAACTTTTGATATAAGCTCTGGCTACGTTTGGTTTGGTGCTACTAGACACGCATTAGAAGCGGTAGATTCTACTGTTGATTCTGTAAATTGCACAGCACCTGACGGCACACTTACAGCTTGCACAGAGATGAATAATACACAATATTATAATGGAAGCACTTTAACTAATCTAAGCAATAATAGATACGCAGTAAACTGGATTTATCGTGGTATAGAAGATGATAAAGAAGCTTATATCATGTTAGGTGAAGGTGATTATGATTTGAGTAGTGCAGAGCTTTCTAGCCCACCTGCTACACCCGCTATCATTACAAGCCATTGTATGCTTGTTGCTAAAGTTATTGTGCAAAGGAATAGCAATACTGTTACTTCAAACCAAAGTGCTTTTAAACAAATATTCGGAATGAGCACAGCACAAACACATAATGATTTAAGTGGTTTAAATGATGGTGACTATCAACATTTAACAATAGCTGAAAAGGCTGCTTTAGTTGATGCTACTGATATAAGTGATGCAATAGCAATACATGCTGAAAGAAATGATACTCATGGTTGTGATGTTATTGCTTCTCAAACTTATGTTGATGATGCTGTTGCTGCTATAAATATTAATGATATAGCTGATATCGTAATAACTACACCTGATGATAAGCAAGTTTTGACTTATGATTCTGCGAGTGGTGATTGGATAAACGCTGTTAGTAATTTTGATACTGCAACTATTACAGCCGCTATTGAAATTAATACAGCTTCTATTACACAGAATATTGCTGATATTAGTGATAACACAAATGATATTGCACTTAATACAGCTTCTATTTCTGTAAACATAAGTGATATTAGTGATGTTACAGACGATACTGCTTTGAATACTGCATCTATCACAGCAATAATAAGTGATATTGGTGACATATCTACCGCTCTTGATGGAATTTTAAACCCATAATAATTAGTTCAAGCAAGGTATATCATTGATTTGGTATATCTTGCCTTGTTGAATAAGGAGATAACAAATGAAAAAATATATATTACTTGCAATACTTATTTGCTTGAGCTCTTCTGCTTTTGCTTTAACAATAGCGGAACAATTAACAGCTGTAAATCTTTGTAGAACTGATATTAGAGATAGTATCATCAGTAAAGGTGTTGCTGTTCCATCTGATACTGCTTTTGGTGATTACGATGATAAGATTGATAGTATAGCTGGTGGTTTAACTATTAATAACATGAAGGAATTAGCTGGTGCTTCTTGCACAGAGACTATTGCTGCTGATGATATGGTAATAGTAAAACAAACATGGGCAACGATAGCTAATGATGCTTCGTCACGGGTTTATATGTCTGGTAGAGATATTGCAATGAGTAATGATGGTGATTACGTTGCTATTGTAAAAAACTCAAATATATCACCAGCTTATTTACAATCATGGAAATGGAATGGAACTACTTTACGCTACGAATCAACAAGTAATCCTGATATAGTGCCTTCAACTGGTAGTGCTTATTGTGCTGCTATGAGTGATGATGGACAATATCTAGCAATGTCTCATAGTGCATCCCCTTATATCTCAACATATAAATGGAATTCTGGAAATGATAGATATGAGAAAACAGCTGATGTTGATACGTTGCCACCAGGTGCTTCTTTTGGTGTTTCTATGAGTAATGATGGAACAAGAATAGTTGTATGTTATCAAACGTCACCATACTTCTCTACCTACACTTGGAATAGTGGTAACAATAGATACGAAATAGAAACAACAGCAGATACAATACCAACTTCTTATCCTAAAAATATTGTTATATCTGGAACTAATGGTGATTATCTAGCTCTCACAGGTGGCTCACCACACTACCTAACATCATATAAATGGAACACAGGTAATAGTAGATATGAAATTACAAACTATCCAGATGTGGGTGTTCCATTATCTTCAACTTTTGGTAATGGATTAGCTATGAGTGATGATGGCTCTCGATTAATATTCGCTGGCTCACAAGGAACTGTAACAACTTATCAATGGGATGCTACAGGCACTCAATACGATAAAGATACTAATCAACCTGATTTAGATACAGTTACAAATAGAATAGGGCACATAAGAGTAGCAAATGATGGTTTAACATTATTTGTTTCTTATGAATTTGATTCAAGCAATGATGAACCAATTAATCCAGTTATTTTAAAATGGAATTCTAGTGATAGCAAATATGTTGTAGCACCATACCCAGATACATTACCTTCGGTAACAGAAGATATGTGGAGTATAGCTGTAAATGGAGCTGTTGATAGGTTTGTAATTGCTGGTGAAAACTACATCTACACATACAACCTTCCTGACACATACACAACAAAAGTGTCGAAGATAAATAATTCTACTAATTATACAGTGCCATTATATAACGATAGATACGATTGGATGTTAATGGGTACAGCTCAGGATGCTGGCAATAGTGGTGATAGTATTGGTGTAAATTCATTCATATACTTCACAGAAGATGCTGCTAGTTACATAACAACACCATAAAGGAGATACTAATGAAAAACTTATTACTATTACTTTTACTTATTCCTAATGCTTTACAGGCTACTGGTGAAGTTGCTACTGTTGCAACCACTACTGCACCCATGAGTATGCAAGAAATGATACACAGTGCTATCTTTGCTCTTGTATCTGCAGTGTTAATCTTTATAACGAATTATGCCAAGGATTATCTACAACAGAAGACAAATGAAGCTAAGCATCAACGTGGAATATCGGTTATCAAAGATAGCTTCTATTCTGCCATTGCTGATACTGCTTGTGATATTGATGTAACACTCAAAAATGCTAAAGCAAAAGAAACTTTTATATTGTGTTGGTTTAAAATTTCTACTGTTAGATTAAATCAATTAAGTGGGTTTAACAAAATGAATATGCAGAATTGGGTAAATGTCCAGCAAACTATCTTTTTAGGAAAATATCTAGAAGATAAGAAAAATCGAATGGGTGAGCAATTTTAAAGGAGAATTATTATGGGTTATATAACACTATTCTTTACTGCATTGTTGATAATTGAAAGATTAGCATCAATAGTAACTCGCTACACAAAAACAAAAAAAGATGATGAAATGCTGGCTCAATACCGAAAAGCAAAAAGCTTTATATTCTCTCATGCCAATGGTGTGTTTGATATTGTAAAGCTACTTTATGATACGAATATTCTTAAAGGTGATGGTGCTTCTAAAATGGCAGAATACAAGAAGCAACTTAATGATGCCTACTTTAAAATTGAAGGTAAAACATTGCCTGATAACGTATTAGTAGAAGCTGAATTAGCAGCAGAAGGTATATATGCTGGAAAAAAGCTAGCATCCTTGGCACCACTAACGGCTTCAAGTCCAGCGGTAGAAGCATCGGAGTAGGTATAAATCTAGATGGGGCTTCGTTTAGTTACAGAGCTAGAAATATTTTTGCAACAATAAATAGGAATTGGAAAAATAATAATACAGAAGCTGAGATAGGATATCGTGTAGATTTTTAAAGCATAACAAATTAAAACAATATAAAGCATGGAGGATAAGGTAATGAGCAAGTTAGAGGATATGAATGAGAAGCGGATAGACAAACTTGAAACGGAGATTAATGAAATGAATAAAACCATTCGTGTAGATATAAAAGAGCTTCGAGAAGACATGAAGGAAACGATAAAAAGCGGCTTCTCACAATGCAGAGAAATCATGCCTTTGAAATGCGAGGCAAACTTCAAAAAGAGTAAAGGCTTCTCAACTGCTTCCATTATAGGTGCTGGCACTGCTATATGTAGTGTGTTAACTGGTGTTGTAGTATTCCTAGTTAAATCTGGGATTTTAGATGGAATGCTCAAATAAAGGAGATAAATATGTTTACAAATTCTGATATAAATATAAAACCAGCTATAAAGGTTGCTCTTGTAATCGGTCATTCGGCAAAAAAGCAAGGTGCTTGCAATGGTAAAGTTACAGAATTTAAATTTAACAAGAAATTGGTGCAAGATATTAAAAAGGAATTAAGTAATCAATATGAGATTGAAGCTGATATTGTTTATCGTAAAACGTATGAGAGCTTGCCTGACGACATTAATAAGCTTAACCCAGATTACATAGTATCATTCCATTGTAATGCGTTTAATGGTGAAGTATCAGGCTCGGAAACATTATTCTGTATGCACAGTAAGAAGGGTAAAGAAATGGCAATGATAATGCAAGCTGCAATTGTTTCTTGCTTGAATCTTCCTAACCGTGGATGTAAGCCAAAAAGAGTATTTAATAGAGGTGGCCACCTTCTTGTGAATACTAAGGCACCTTGTGTAATTGTTGAACCGTTTTTTTTGGATAATGATAGTGATTTAAAAATTGCTACCAAAAAAAGAGACCAACTCGTGGAAGCTATAGCAGATGCCATTTCTGCGTTTGTAGTGATAGAGTAAATGAAGAAGAAAAAGATTCAAGCAATAATAGAAGTAAAAGTAAAATGTAAACCTTGGTGCCATGGTAATGAATGTCCACGTTTCAAGATGCTACAAAAATCATGTTGCAAAGAAGCTTGTTATTTCCAACAATAAAAATTAAATAAAATTTATCTATTTGTATCTCATTTTAGCAGTTAGCATTTACATGTTAACTGTTTTTTTATTACAAGCTTTCTAAGAATTTGCGAATGGACGCACATACGTTCCATCATTCGCATTTTTTATTTGGGGGTATAAAGTTCCGATATATTCTTAATGTTAAGCAAAAGTAAGAATTATTACTACGCGGCAAAAATCGTTTGTTTTTTTTGGTCCTAATATTTTAGATATATTTTTTCTATAAATTTTTCTAAAGTACGTTTAGTAATATTTAGGTAGAGATATATATATCAAGCAAGTGAAAAATATCATTACTATATTATATTTAGAGCTTTAAACATAATAACATATTACAAGTTCCGTTATTGAAATCATGCTTCCGTTATATTACGATGTTTTAAAAGCTAGGTAGATATATTTTTTCCTTGCTTGATAAAGGCATATTAATATAAAGAATATTAAGAAATTAAGACCTTCAAAACTGGTACAAAAGTTTCCTTTAGGACTTGGAATTTGATGCAGTGGTAGAGCGGGTTTGAAGCCATGTTGTAGTTGTGTTAAGTGTAAGATATTTGGCTGTTTTTGGCAACAAGGAACTTAGTATTAATGCTGGTTTGTAGTATATTTAAGGGTAGGAATGGCTCAACTGTTAACGTCTCCACCGATTCCATTGATTTGATATTTTTGGCACCTAACTTGCTTAATTTTAAATTAACTATATCAAAAAGGGGAATTTTTAAATGAAGAAGAATCTAAGCACTATAGAAGAATGGGTTGTTAGTTTTGAAGATACTGAAGTATGGGAAGATGTTGTTGGCTTTGAAGGTAAGTATCAAGTTAGCAACTTAGGCAATGTGCGGTCTATAAGAAGAGAAGTAGTTTACAAAAATGGAAAGATTGGTCATTTTTGTGGCAGAGTGTTAAAGCCTATCAATCGCCATGGTTATCATTGTGTGCATTTATACTCACAGGGGATGTGTGTCACTGCACTTATTCATCGTTTAGTATGCCAAGCCTTCTCTGACGATTTTAAAGTAGCTCAGCAAGCTAATGATAAGATTAAACACAAAAATGGAATAAAAACTGATAATCGAATAGTTAATTTAGATTATGTTGAAGCTTCTAATATTAAAAATCGTAAAAATGCTATTCTCACAAAACAGCAAGTTATCTTTATCCGAAGGCATTATGATAAAAATAACAAATATTACAATAAAAAAGCATTGTCGTTAATGTTTGCTGTTCATGTTAATACTATCATTGCTGTTATTAATAACAAAACATGGAAGAATATTGAAGTTGTTTTAACTGAGAATGATTATGTTATGAATAAATATGGATATTGAACTAACAATATTAACATTAAGCATGCGATAGCCAACTAAATCAACAAAAAAATAGCCACCGAAGTGATGGCTATAAACATGAATCTATTTAAGGAAAGGTGTAGGTATGAATTGGAGTTACATCACTACATTCTTAATATAACAAATAAATTTCAGCATTGCAACTACTATTATTTTATTTATGATTACCGCATTTCCTTATTGTATCACAAATACCACACTCGGTATTAATTCCTTACCCATTTTTACCGCACTTAACATTTGCTTTACCATGATTTTTTATTAATTCGCTTATATAGGTAGCTTCGTTACTTTCGGTAATTGTGGCACGAAGATTGCTTAGTTATTAGTATCAAAATAAAAGGTGGTGAATAATAATGAAAAGTGAAACAGTATCAATTAAAGAAGCATGTGAATATCTCAATGTAACACCAAAAACTCTTAGAAAATGGTTAAAGATGGGCTTAATAAAATCAGAGAAAGCAATCAACAACCGTGTAACTATTGATAAAGCATCAATGGAACATTTACTAAAGAATTTTAAACAAAAGTAGGGAGAATATTATGAATAAAACAATACTTATCACCTTTAATAACCAAACGTATTTAGTAGCAAAAAATGAATTGGTAGCTACTATACGGAATATTAGAGAAACAGAAGACATGAGTAACATATTATGTGAGCAGAATTACATCACTCAAGCAATCAACCTTCTGAACGAAATGGTTGGTATGGACGAGAATAAGGGCTTCGCTATGAATCTTGCTTCAAAAAATATGGTTAATACAATACCAGCTTCTGAATTACAAGAGATATTTGAAGCTGAGCCTATATCAATAAAGAATATAAATATGCTACATGCTATTGATTTTGATTGTTGTTATAAATTATTTAACAAGGACATGATGATTTGTGGGATAGTTGGTGAGAGCATCATCACACAAACCAATGAATATATTCCTGTAGTAGTAAGTGACGATGGATTTAAGATAGCTTTTAATGATATTCCTGATGGGTTTATTCATGTATCAGAATTAGCTCATGCCGCTGTTATGAAGTTTGAGATGGATAAAGTTAAAGCTGATGCTAATGAAGCTGCGGAAATGGACAAATTAATGGAAGAAGCAGAAGAAAAGCCTATACCACGGAAAGCATGTAGGGCTGTTGATGCAGTGGCCAGTAAAGAGAATAAATCACTTGCCAATGATGATGATTGGGATACTATAAAAGGAATGATTTCGTAGTTTAAAAGGGGGTATATCGTAATGAGTATTATTATCAGTGTAATGTTTTTGTGTGTAGCATTATTCATTGCTTGTGTTTTGCTTATAGTTTACTTATTATTCGGTGATATATTCCCTGATAGCTGGCTTATTAAGCCTACTGAAGCTATTAGTAATGTTGATAACAGTATTCACATTAACATTAACAATAACACCAAGCTCAAGCAAGGTAAGAAGTTTAACTTTGAGATATGTGAATATTGTGGCAAGCGTAAAATGATTAATGCAAAATGTAATGGATGCGGTGCCTAAATGCTACGATTAACATTAAAAAATTATGTTGCTGTAATGTCGTATCAAAATCCACAACATTTATTCGATGGTTTAATAATTGAAGTTGCAAATCATAAACAAAAAACAATAGATAAGATTCAAGCAAATATTAAATTATTGGCAGATAACCTAAATATTGTAACATGTTTAAATTGTAATAAGATTCTATGATATATTCACCTTCATATACGTTATATCACTATGTTTCATACCATATCATACTCATCTATCTCATATCATGTTATTCAGGTATTATATCATGGGAGGGGTAAATGAAGAGGGGTAATTCCTTCTGCGTTAGTTGTAGCCCTTCTGAGAAGTGGTTTTTTGGGAGTCCGTTTTAGAACAGGAATTATTACTATGTAGTATATGATATTTCAACATTAATTGACATATCATTACTTGGGTATATTAGAATGTAAATCACTAAAGAAATATAAGAAGGAGGGAGGAAGAGGAATACTAAGAGGACAGTTGTTGCCAAGCACTTTCTGGAATCGCTCTCCCATGCTGGGGTTGATTGGGTGTCGTGACTTCGTATTTTTGGTAAATTTACCACACCCATTTCTAACATATTTCAATCACAATTTCGCTTCATTTTTTGCTTGAATCAAAAATCAGAATTAAAATATTAAGGAGAATTTTATCATGAAATTATTAGAGAAATCATCACTAAACGAATTTGAACATACGTTGCTACAAAATATGTTGGTTTATCATTTATTGAAAAATCCAATATCATGTTGTGTTAGTGAAACCCCATCACCCATCCATTATGAAATTGATACATATGTGAGCTCTCGAATGGGAATTACTATTGTAGCTACTAGTGAGATTACAAAAACAAAGGTGTTCATTGTTAAAAATGCCATGAAGCATAAATCAAAAACAAAAGATACTGTAGCTATGGGTATGTGTTACTTGGATATAGTAGCACCGTCAGAGCCATCAGATGATATTATTAATAGAATTGCATTAATCCATAAACAACAGCAGGTACAGATAATAGCTAGCTACGATAGTGGTAAGATTATTGCTATTGTAAATGATGTAGTAAACACTTATAATCTTAATATGAAGGGGTTAAAATAGAGTTAAAGAGTTTAACAGGCTGTTCAATTCCAACAAACGCAGTGGTAGAACCTGCAATGGTTGAGGCAACATTGCCTGAACCAAATTCTGATAAAGGTGAACATGGCAAATAAAATTTAAGGAGATACAAAATGAATACAATGAATACAGTAGCTATACGAGTAAAGACTCACGGCACAAAAAAGGTGAATAAGGCTTTGTTGGATGAATTAATCAGCATAGATTTAGCAGATTTCCTTTGCATATTTACAGGTAAGCAACAGAATAGATTGTTATGTGAATACTTAGAGCATAATTTCTTAGATTTTTCTGTGCTAGTGGCTAGATATTCAGATGAAGCTTTCTTAAAAAATACACAATAAGGATATATAAATGGAAATTAGAATTAATGAAGAATTACAGGCACTTATCCCACCACTCACTACCGAAGAGTATGCATTGTTAGAAGCAAGTATTATTGAAGAAGGATGTAGAGAAGCGATTATAACGTGGAATGGTACGATTGTAGATGGGCATAATCGTTATGAGATATGTTTAAAGCATAATTTGCATGTTCCATCTAATGAGATACAGTTTGATAGCATTGAAGATGTTAAAATTTGGATGCTTAAAAACCAGCTAGGCAAAAGGAATCTTAATGATTATGATAAAGGTGTTATAGTTTTAGGATTGAAGCATTTGTTTGAAACAAAAGCTAAAGAAAATCAAATAACTAGGAAAGGAAGCCAAGATGGGTCAACTTGTCCAAATCTGGACAAGTTGGAAGCTGTTGATACAAAAAAGGAATTGGCTAAGATAGCAGGAATATCTCACGGTAATATTAACAAGATTGAGCATATCGAAGATACAGGCACAAAAGAGCTTAAAGATAGCATTAGAGTTGGTAAAGTTTCTATCAACGCTGGTGAGATGATAGCAACTCTGCCACATGAAGAGCAAAAAGAAGTAATTGTTCTATCTGATAAAGAGATTGTTGCTAAGGCAAAAGAGATTACATCAAAACAAAAAGAAGCAAAGATGATTGCTAGACGTGAAGCAATAAAAGACAAGGTAAACAATATTGCATCGGTTAAAGTAAAGCAGGCAGAAGGCACCTATGATGTTGTAGTAATAGACCCACCGTGGGCAATGGAAAAGATAGAAAGAGACGTGAGACCTAATCAAACAGGTTTTGATTATCCTACAATGGCTGAAGAAGAATTAAATGAATTAAATATTCCTTCTGCTGATGATTGTCATGTTTGGTTATGGACAACACATAAATTCTTACCTATGGCTTTTCGTTTATTAGAAAAATGGGGTTTGAAATATGTTTGCACATTCACTTGGCATAAACCAGGTGGCTTTCAACCTTTTGGCTTGCCCCAATATAATTGTGAGTTTGCTTTATATGCTAGAAAAGGCACACCAGCTTTTATAGATACAAAAGCATTGCCAACTTGTTTTAACGCACCAAGGGGGGCTCACAGTGAAAAACCAGAAGAGTTTTACGACACAATCAAACGTGTAACAACTGGTCGAAAGATTGATATGTTTAGTAGACGTGACATAGAAGGTTTTGATAATTGGGGTAACGAAGCATCAAGTAATAAGGGGGAATAATATGTGGAAGGATGATAAACGATGGTCAGATAGATTCCTAAATGAAATAAAAAGTTTAATTGGTTTACATATAATATCAGAGCCACCTATCGAAGAAGATGCTGAAAGAAATACTGATTTAATGGTATTGGATATGCAATCAGTTAGAATTGCTTGTAGAGTTAGACGCTTTTGTTACTATCAAAACCAACAGTATCGAAACGAAATAACTATTAGAATAGGTAGACCAAGCGGTGTAAAAACTGAGCTCAGGAAAATTATTGAAGGCTGGGGTGATTATATGTTTTACGGCTTCTCTAACGAGAGTGAAACAGCACTTTTACAATGGGTAATAATAGACCTGAAAGCATTAAGAGGGTGGATATTCGACCAAATAATAAACAATGGTAATCCACCTTGGGTTGTACAAAATAACAAAGATAATTCTAGTTGCTTCTTGGTAATAAATTTAATAAATATGCCACAAGATGTAATTTTTGCAAAAAGCTAATAGCAGCTTGCAAAAGCATATTCAAAAGCTTCAACGCAAGATATATGATATCAAAAAAGGAGAAACAATGAGTATAGATAATGCATTTGAAATAAATACTATACAAGAATTAGATAGTAAATATTCAAATATACCAAAAAACAAAAACGTTGTTATTACTATTAATGGTTGCCCTGATTGTGGTAGTAAAACAATGTCGTTTAACGTTACCACAGGGCTTGCTACATGCCTTAGCTGTAAAAAGAAATGTCCAGTTCTATGATAGAATAACAACATGTGAATATTGTAATAATGAATATCATAATGAAAATGTAGATTTCTCAGCTATTATCAGATTTATAAAGAAGATATTTAAAAGGATGAATAATATGAAGAAGAATATAAACGATAGAGCTATGCCAGCCAAGCTTACCAACCAAAGATTACCATACCCACCAATCAACAAGGGTGATAGAGTTCATGCCATAGAAGATATAATCACATGCAGGAAATGTGGGGGCAATGCTGTAAGAGTTATTACAACAAAAGGCACAACAATTATATGTGCCGATTGCAAAGATAAAATATATTTCCCAGCTTGACATTGTAATTGCTGGATGGTATTATCTACCTAACAAATCCCCCACACCAATCCCAACCATTGGTAGGTGAAGTGCATTTGGGGGGATATCTTTGTTTGTCATGGTATATTTCTTGGGGTAAGAGAGCTGGCATTAATTTGCTGGCTCTTTTTTTATTATCAAAATACTGAGGTATCATTTATGCAACAATTATTTCCAATGCCAAAAGCTTTTTATGTAGATGTAGATGGCACCCTACTTATCAACCACCAACTCAATACCAAGCTCGTATCTTTTATCAGGTTAAGAAAAGAAGAAGGGTATTTCACGGCTCTATGGTCAGCTCGTGGCTTAGAATATGCTCAAAAGATTGCAACAAAGTATAATATCATAGATTTATTTGATGTTATTCTGCCAAAGCCTGGCTTACTCGTAGATGATAAAGGTTGGAGATGGACACAAGATTGTAAACGTGTGAGATTAGCTTATATTGATGCCAATATTACATAGAATATTCTAACTCAAGCAAAAAATAACACCCGCATCAATAGCCATTCTCCCTAACGATTTTACACGGTCGATTGGGATTTAATTCCATCCAAATAAAGAGTAGAAATATTTAACGATTTTATCATAAATACTTTTACTAATTACCTTCCTACCAACTATCCATTCCTCACACACCCTCTCTGCAATCAATTCTTTGTTATTATCAAATACTTTTATCACTGCAAGATTGCCCATGCTCTTAGTAGCCATTCGCTTCGCAGATTCAATACTCCTTGCTGATATCTCTTTCATATCTTTTATAATGTTAGGAGATAACCTATTTTTGCAATATAATACATAAAATATTTGCTTAATATTCATTAATAACTCCTTCGTTGGTTTTATTATATCAATAACAACAAGTTTGGCAACAAAAAAAGACTCATCCAAAATAATAACATTATTTCCAGCCATAATAAAATGAGTTTCATTCAAACCAAAACATTATTATTTGCTTGAAGAAAAAACAATAACAATTATCATCATAAAGAAATAGCAGGGGGCTCTACCACAGCCATGATAGTTAACATCATATATATAATATCATATCAACTATAAGCATAAGCATCAAGCAAGGAATATATAGGTATATCTCTACATTAATCTTATAACAATCTCAAAAACAATTCATATGATAATCTTCTAGTAATTATCAGAAGATTTATATGCTTCCTAATATATCATCTTCCAACTTTTTAATTCTAGGGGGGCATATTCTTATTATAATCATTTTATTATAAAATGTTTGTATTTGTTTGTAATTATTTTATAATAAATATCTTTCATATTTTAATTTTGGGGGGGGTATGTTTTACCAAAATTATTTAGAATAAACATTTATTTCTAAATCAGATTTTGGGGGGGGCATGTTTTATTCTCTATATTTTAAACCAAAATTGGAGAGGATATGTTTTGCCCCCCCATATTTACCACAATATTATAAATAATCCCCCCATCATCCATCCACCCACCTAACAGCCCCACCACATCCATCAGATATATTGGATGATAATAATTATGAAGGGGAATATGGGGCAGGCTATCGAGTTGTCAGGTTGTCGCAATTGCAATCAGCTGTAACCCGCATCAGCACTGCATCACAGCCATCCATACCCCGCAAACCCGCATCAGAAGCTAGGTTCTTCCATATCGTGCTAAAGTGAGGGTAAAAAGGCAC